CACGGAAAGACACTAAAATGGCTCTTACGCTTAAAGCAATCACTACGCGGCTGGGCTACCAGCAGATCACCAGTCTGAGTAGCTCGACTGGCCTGACTGTGCCTCAGACCGACCTAAACGGTTTGGCGTGCAAGCCTACGCTTGCCATCATCACCTGCGAAACGCAAGCCGTTCGCTGGCGCGATGACGATGTGGCCCCGACCGCCTCGGTGGGTATGCCGCTGGCCGCTGGTGTGACGCTGCAGTATGACGGTGACCTGAGCAAAATCAGGTTCATTGAGCAGACCGCCAGCGCCAAACTCAACGTCTCTTATTACGCTTGAGGTTGCCATGCAAGTGTTCAGCGACGCCGGGGTTATCGACTCGGCCAAGTTTCTTGACTACATCACCACGCAACTGTCTAGCGACGTTGCTACGCTGGTCAAGACCCGTGATGAACTTGCCAAGCGGCAAGGGGCACTGACCGCTGTCAACGAGGCGGTTGCGGATCGTCAGGCTGCAGCCAAAGAACTGGCTGATGCTAAAGAGCAGGCTAAAGCGCTGCTTGATGACGCTAAGACCAGACATTCCCGATCCGCTGCCAAAGTTGCCGATCTTGTTGCGCGTGAGGAAAAACTTGCCGCGCTTGAAAAGTCTACGACTGACGCTTTGAATGCTCGGGAAAAAGACATTCAAAACCGCGAACAAATTTTGGCAACCCGTGAATCGCAGGCGGTTGCACAAGCTAACCGCAACAATGAGCGTGCTGCTCAATTGGACGCCGCTGAAGCTGCTCTGGCCGCTCGCGTTAAAGCGTTCCAAGATAAAGTTGCAGCATTGAGTGCTTGATGACAGAATAAGCAGCAAACGTACTGGCCCGTTAGACCAGGCGCTCAACGTGAGCAATCATGACTGAACAAGTCCAACAAGCCTTAGCGGAAGTTGACTCCGCGCCAGCGCCCGAAGTGACGGCCATTTCGGAGCCAGCGCAAAATTTGCCGGCAGATGTCGAAGGTCAGGCTCAGGAACAGGTTGTTGAGGAACGAAAGTTTACTCAAGCCGAACTTGACGCGATTATCGACAAGCGCTTTGCAAAAGCGCGTAGACAGTGGGAACGCGAGCAGCAAGCCAAACTTGCACAAGTGCAAGTGCCGCCCAAAGACATCGCGCTGGATCAGTTTGAAAGCCCGGAAGCCTACGCGGAAGCGCTGGCGATCAGAAAGGCTGAAGAACTGCTCGATCAGCGCGAGCGTCAGAAGCAGCAGTCAGTGATGCTCGATGCCTATCACGAACGGGAAGAAGAAGCCCGTGGCAAGTACGACGACTTTGAACAGGTCGCATACAACCCGCGAGTTCCGATTACCGATGTGATGGCCGAAACGATTCGTGCTTCAGATATTGGCCCGGATGTAGCCTACTACCTTGGGTCTAACGTCAAAGAAGCCGAGCGGATCGCCCGCCTGTCGCCTTTTTTGCAGGCAAAAGAGATTGGCAAGATTGAAGTTAAGTTGTCCGACAATCCGCCGGTCAAAAAGTCTACTTCTGCACCTGCACCGATCACACCTGTCACTGCACGAACCAGCAGCAACAACCCGTCTTACGATACGACTGACCCCCGGTCCATCAAGACCATGAGTACGTCGGAGTGGATTGAAGCTGAACGGCAGCGCCAGATCCGAAAGATGCAAGCGCAAAACCGCTAACTTGAAAGGAAATTGCTGTGTCTAACAGTATTCTTACCATTGACATGATCACCAGGAAAGCCCTGGAGATCCTTGAGAACAACCTCGTTCTTACCCGTAACGTGAACCGTCAGTACGACGACAGCTTTGCTGTTGAAGGTGCCAAGATCGGTTCTACCCTGCGTATCCGTCTGCCGGACCGCGCTCTGGTGACCGACGGTGCCGCTCTGCAGACTCAGGACGATAACGAGCAGTACACCACCCTGACCGTTTCGACTCAGAAGCACATCGGCGTGAACTTCACTTCTGCCGAACTGACGATGCAGTTGGACGACTTTGCTGATCGTGTTCTCAAGCCTCGTATCTCGCAGCTTGCGTCCTCGATTGATGCTGACGTTGCCAACGCATACAAGACCATCGGTAACAGCGTCGGCACCCCCGGCACCACCCCGGCCACCTCGCTCGTGCTGCTGCAAGCCCAGCAGAAACTGAACGAGAACGCCGCTGTGATGAACCCGCGCTACGCGACGGTTAACCCCGCCGCCAACGCTGCGCTGGTCGAGGGCATGAAAGGCCTGTTCAACCCCACCGACACCGTTTCCAAGCAGTTCAAGAACGGCATGATGGGCACGGGCGTTCTGGGTCTGGACGAGATCAACATGTCTCAGTCCATCAAGCAGTTCACCACCGGCTCGCGCACCGCCACCGGCGGCACCACTTCGGCGGCTGTGTCGTCTGAAGGCGCGACCACCATCGCCATCACCGGCGCTGGCGCTGCGGCCACTGTTAAAGCTGGCGATGTGTTCACCGTGGCTGATTGCTACGCCGTGAACCCGCAGACCCGTGAGTCCACTGGCTCGCTGTTCCAGTTTGTGGTGCTGGCTGATGTGACCCTGAACGGCTCGGGCGCAGGTAGCCTGACTGTGGCCCCGGTTTATTCGGCTTCTCACGCTCTGGCGACCGTTGACGCGCTGCCTGGTAACTCCAAGGCTGTCGTGTTCCTCGGTGCGGCCTCCAGCCAGTACGCCCAGAACCTCGTGTACCACAAGGACGCCATCACCTTCGCCACTGCCGACCTTCTGCTCCCGCAGGGCGTCGATATGGCCTCGCGTGCTGTGCATAACGGCATCAGCCTGCGGGTTGTGCGCCAGTACGACATCAACAACGACCGGATGCCCTGCCGTATTGATGTCCTGTATGGCTACAGCACCATCCGTCCGCAGATGGCCTGCCGTCTCTGGGGCTAATCAGATGGGGGCTTCGGCCCCCGTTCGCTTACATTGAAAGGATTTGATCATGGCTCTTCCTAATGGTGCTGGTGGCTACCAAGTCGGCGCTGGCAATCGCAACGAAACCACTATGGGTTACAGCGCTGCTCCGCAGACTGCAACCTCGACCGCAACCCTGAGCGCTGCTCAAGTCGTGGGCGGTATGCTGTACGCCAACCCCTCAACCTCGGCTGCAACCTACACGCTGCCGACCGCTGCTCTGATCGACGCCGCGCTTCCCAACGCTACTGTTGGCAGCACGTTCGACCTGAGCGTCATCAACATCGGCACTTCGTCCGGCACTGTTACCCTAGCTACCGCCACGGGTATCACTGACGGCGGTAACGCCTTTGTTGCTGTTGCGGTCACCTCTAGCGCCCTTTTCCGGTTCCGCAAGACCGCTGAAGGCGCTTACACGGTCTACAAGATCGCCTGATAACCGGGGGCTTCGGCCCCCATTTGAAAGGATAGATCATGCCTAATACCAAGGCTGTAGGCGTCGCGTACAGCGACCCCGAGTTTGAGAGCGTGTCGGTTACCGGTGCTGTTGCTGCGGCTTCTGTTGCGGCCACGGGCAACGTCACTGCTGACAGTGGTGTGGCTGTTGTTGCTGGCGGCGCTTCGGCGTTTCTGGCGACTAGCACCGCAGGTCTGGGCATTTATGTTGGATCGGGTGCCCCCACGGTGTCGGCTGCTCAAGGCTCGCTGTACATCCGTACCGATGGTTCTTCGACCTCGACTCGTCTGTATGTGAATACGAACGGTTCGACGACTTGGACCAACGTTACGACCGCTGCTTGATTGATACCCACCATGCCGCTCATCTACCTTCGTCATCCCCGTCACGGGGTCAAAATTGCGTCTTTGGACATGGAGGCGGATTATGATGAGCAGCATGGCTGGGAGCGGTATACTCCGGGTGAAGAACCTGTGAACGAGTTGCGTAAGCGCAGCCGTCCTCGAAAGGAACCCGAACATGCCG